CTCGAGCTGGGCGAGGAGCGGAGTGACGAGGTTCTGCACCTTCTCGCGGAACTGCGAGTAGACGTTCTTCAGAAGCCCAGTCAGCTCCGCATCGGTGATAACGGTAGGAGCAGGCATTTCGGTTTACTCTGTGTGTGTGTGTTAACGGATTGACGAGAGGATTTCGTCCATCGCACTGTCGAGGGCGTCATCCAACGTCTTGGGTTTTCCAGCCTTGGGTTTCCCCTGTTGCTGCGTCGCGGCACGACCCACGGGCTTAGTGGCTTGCCCTAAGGCCCGCTTCGCCTTCTGCGCTTCGACTTGTGCTTTCGCCGCAGCTTGCTGCGCCTCGACCACTTGGGTCGGGGTGGCCGCATCACTACGACGGGCATGCGTCATCTGCGCCCAGACGGCGAGGTCATTCACGATGTACTGCCGAGCGGCATCGTACTGTGACGCGGGGAGATAGGGCTGGCCATTGGGCCCCGTCTGCGCGTGCAGTTGCATGGCATACGCCATTCGCTCTTCTAACTCGTCGGGCGTGACGTTGGGCAGGGTCTGGGCAATCAAGTCCAGAGCTGGCCGCACTTCCGCCTGATAGAACTGCTGTCCTGCCTGTTGGATCTGGGTCATCTGTGCATCGACCCGGACCCGTTCCACTTCACGCTCGGCGCGCTCGGCCCGCTTCTCTGGGCTGTTCTCCGCCTGATAGGCGTCGCGTACCGAGAGGAAAAAGTCCTCATCTTGCAAGAGCCGCTCCAGCTGCGCCTCGCGCTCCTCCAAGAGCTGCGCGTACTCCTCGCGCTCCTGATTGAGAGCCAGCGTATCCTGCTCGGCCTGCTTGTACTGCTGCTCGCGGGCCTCGTTATAGACCCCAAACTGGGCGAGCTTGACCACCTGGTCCAGCCGATCCTTGCGAACCTTGCCGTTCGCCTTGTACTCGACGATCAGCGCCGGAATCTCGACCTCGCCTTCCGCATCACGGAGGACGAACTCGGTCGCCAGCTGGTCGTCGACCACCGGGACGGCGACATAGCCTTCTGGGAGGTCCGGGAGGTCTGTGTCTTCTTCCGGGGTCTCTTCCGTGGTCTCTTCCGGGGTGTCCTCCGGGGGGGCCTCGGTAACTTCGTCCGACTCTGGGGCCACTGGGGGCGCCTTCGCCGGGGGTGCGGGGGGAGGGGCGTCTGTGGGGGCGGTGACCACACTGGCCATCGCCGCCTCAGCGGCCTCCGACAACGCGGTACTGATGTCCATCCGAACTCCTTAGGATTGGCGGGACAGGATGTCCGCCTGCCGTGCGGCGACCTCCGCTTCTGGCGCGCCGGCGAGCTGCTGTTGCAGCATCGGGGCCACGCCGATCGGTGGGTTACCGGACGCCAGCGGCAGCTGACCCGGCGGGAGAGAGGGCACACTAGCGGCGCTAGGGCCAGCCGGGAGGCCACCCTCCGGCTCACCCATACCGGGCGCCGGCGGTGCTCCACCTCCCTGCTTCTGCATGGCCTGATTGGCCAAGGCGGTCCACCGCTCCTGCGCGGCGGCAATAATCTCAGCATCCAAGTCGTCCTGGAGCAGAATCTCGCGCTCCAAGACGTCCTGATGAATGGACTCGTTATCCTGCCAACGCATCTCGGGCACCGCCCCACCCATACGGATGGCATCGGCGACCCGCTTGGCGCGCGCCTCCTGATCCTCGTCGGGCGTGGAGATGTCCTTGGCGATGGCGAACATCTGCCGACGCCGGTACTCCTTGGCGTCGATGACCCCGGTCTGGAGCCAGTTGTCGAGCAGGTAGAGCCGGAAGGCCATCGGCATCGGCATCATCGTCGACGGCTCGACCTTGACGTCGGACTGCCCATCAAAGTCGGTGGTGCTGATGGCGCGGGCCAAGTCCGGGCGGCCCTTGCCGACCGCACCCAACGCCCGTGGGACATCGTAGCCCCATGCCATGCCGGCCATACAAATCTTGCACCAGTCTGTGTACGCCTGCGCCAGCGCGTTGACGGCCGGGCTGAAGACGCGCTCCAGCTGCTCGCGGCTGGCGATGATGGCACGGCCTGACTCGCCGGTCACCTGCCCACGGCTGACCGCGTTCCAGCCCGAGGCATCCTCGAAGGCGGTCTTCTCCAGCGCCAGCGCCTCCTTCACATCCGCGCCGACCGAGAAGCCATTGACGGGCTGGATGGAGTCGGACATCGGGCCGGCCCCACGAATCTCAATCATCGAGGTCACCCCGCCCATGAACGTCTCAGTGGCGATGGTGTTCGGGCGGGTCAGGAAGCGCCCACCCGCGTTGACGCGGATGTTCTCGACCCACTTGGAGAGGAGCGCGTTGATCCGCATCTGGTGGTCCAGCCACTGCTCCATCACCGGCCGAGGATAGAAGCTCGGGTCCGAGGAGCCGTCGCGGATTGGCACAACCGGGATGGTATTCCAGAGGAGCGGCGACGGGCCGAACACGACCTTGTCCCCGACCACGATGAGATGCAGCCCTTCCGGCAGCGCATCGGCGTGTGGGGCGACGTAGATGGTGAAGCGCTCGGTGACGTCCTCATCGCGGAGCCGCTGGCCCTCGCCGATGGTCGTCTGCGTCAGCACCCAGCTCCCCATCCCTTCCGCGCCGGAGAAGGCCGGCCCTTCGGCGGTCGAAACCATCGACTCCGAGGCATCGAGCCCTGTCACGCCGTAGCGAAACGCGGCCTCGGCCTTGGAAATCACCTCACGGATGACCACCCAGTGGGGCGGCTGCGTGACGGTGGCGTTCGGGGACACCCGGACCTGCTCGACGCGGAGCGTCTGGCAGCCGATGTCACCCAAGGGCTTCTTCTGGCCAGGCGCTTCGCCAAGCCGCTCGTCCCACGGCCCACGATCGGGGTCCCAGAACATGTGCCAGAAGCTTAGGCCGTCCGTCTGCGCCCAGAAGGCGGCTTCACGGGCGAGCCTGGGCATCTGGAGCTGCTCGTACTGGTACTCCAGCGACATCTGCTGGGCCTGCGCCTTGCGCTTATCGTCCGGGTCCTGTGTGACCGGGGTCACCGAGAAGCCGGGGCGCTGGTCGACGAGAATCTGGAGGCGCTGATCGAGCGCCTTGTCGACCATGTTGTACACGACACGGGCCGCATCACGCGGACGGGCCGGTTCACGCCAGGGGCCGAGCCCGTTGGCGGAGATCCACTGCTGGCCGGCCCGAAACAAGCGGTTCCGCTCGACCAAATGGAGATGCATCTGCACGGATTCGCGCCGGCTGGTCCACAAGCCACGGGCCCAGGAGGCCCACGCAATCAAATCCTCGGCGGTATTCGGGTCCGCGCCGGGGTAATCGGCGCCGTACAGCGCCCGCTGGAGGGCCTGCACGTCTTCCTCAGGCGTCCGGCCGGTGTCCTCAGGCGGATTCGGCGCGACCTGCTCGTTCGGGTCTTCAGGGTTGTTGCTCAACCCCTCCATGGCCCGCGTCAGCGCGTCGTCCAGCAGCGCATCGGTGTATGGTACAGTCACTTAGTCGATTCTCCCGACGCCCACAGCGGCGCGCACTTTGTTCCAGTCTCGGAGGTCTTCGTACCGCTCACGGATGGCCCGGAGCGTCTCTTCCTGCGCCCAACTTTCCCGCTCCTGCATCGCGACCGCCACGAGATCCTCAGGAATCTCGATGAGCGGCTCGACCATGGGAGCCACGACCTCGGACCGGACGGGCGCAAAACGCTCCAGCACGGCACTCAGCCGGTGGAGGGCATACACCGCGACGGCGGCCCAGAGGACGTGGACGAGCATTACTGGAAGAGCGTGAAGCCGCGCAGCGTGACCGTCGAGCGGGTCGTGCCACCCACGGCCGGGCAGGTGATTTCTGCTGCGGCGTTGATGTCGCAGCGAATCGGCGAGCTGAAGTTGACCGCAATCGGCGCAAACGCCGCCGCCGGCAACTCGACGCGCTCGACCGTGGTCGCGCCGCTGGTCACCGTCACACTAACGGCGGCCAGCGGGGCCGCGCCAGATGACACGCTGTAGCCGGTGATGAAGTGCCGCTGTCCCGACACGCCCGCCTTGGTGGCCGTAGCGACGGTGTTGGTGTTTTGCGTGGCCACTTCGGTCCACTGGGTGATGAATCTGCCTGCGTACTCTGCCATGATGTCCTCAGTCCGTTTGGTTACGCCGGAACCGCGTGGTTAATGCATCATCCCCACCGGGACTCGGCGGGACATAGGTGGAATCTACACTGCCGCTACTGCTCAAGCTACCCGTCATGGCCTTGGCAAACCGCGCCACGGTGGTCACAACGCCCGTCATCGTCAACGTGCCGGTCAGGCCCTGCACGAACCGCGCGGCCGACGTCAGGGTGCCGGCGGTCGTGAGCGTCCCGGTGACCGCTCGGGGAGTCCGATTCGCCGTCGCCACCGCCCCGGCCATCGTGAGGGTTCCCGCCACGGCCTGCGTAAACGCGCCGGGATCTTCCTCGTCGAACGTGACGATGCTGTACACGCCCCCGTCACCGCCCAGCGTCGCCTGATTCTGCGAGACGTTGTTGGTCGCCGTCGCCGTCGTCAGGATGCGATAGGCATACGTCGAGGACATATCGTTGCCCGACGTATTGCGATACTGCGCGGCGAGGCTGGTCTTGGACCACCCCGTCCCCGCCAGCGTCCCCCAGGTGTTATCGTCCGCCGTAACCCACGCGGCGATGCTGACCGTACTGGCGTTGACCGGCGTGCGCCCCGGAATGGTCACCGTGAACGGCGTGGTCGGCGCGGCGAAGGCGACCGTACTTTCGGCCGTATCGACGGCGAAGACCTTGCCCGTGTCCGTCGGTTGGAACACCAGCATCACCGCATTGGTGTTCGTTCCCGCCGAAAAATCAAATCGAGGGTTGGCGCTCCACGTCCCGTTGAACGTACACCAAAACGCCTGCGTGGCGTTCGTGGTGCCATCAACCTGTCGGGTCAAACTATTCCACGTCTGCCCACCCGTCACGCCCACCGAGAAGGTGGCTGTCCCGCGCTGGTAGCACCGGACGTACACCAAACACCCCGTGGTCATCGACGCCGGCGGCGTCAGCGTGATCTGCGTTGCCGTGCTGGTGCCGTTGTCCGCCGGACTCGACGTGGACCCAAAGAACGTGATGGCCACGTTCGCTTACGTCCCGGTGCTGACGGTCAGCGTGTAGGTGAACTCGATCTGCGAACCGTTGACCACGTTGATGGCCGTGAACACCGAGCGATCCAAGAGGACGCCCGAGGTCGAGGCAGAGAAGATGCCGTGTTCGGTGATGGCCTGCGTGGTCGTGTAGGTGATGGTGCCGACCGTCTTGTACTGGACGCTCGTCCCCTCGGACTGCGTCCCCGTCACCCGCGCCGGACCCGCTGGCGTCTGGAGGGTCGTGTCGTTCGCCGACTCGGCGTTGGTCCCCGTGCCGGAGTCGTGGTAGTTCATCGCCTCCAGCTCGACCAAATTCTGGAAGGCGTCGACGATGAAGCCCGCGCCCACGGTCGTGATGAGCCGACGCGAGGCAACGCCCAAATCCACCCACTCCGCACCGGGGTGGCGGACGCGGGCCTTGAGTTCGGCATTGAACCCGATCTTGGCGAGCCGCTTGGCCTCTTCCTGCCAGCCCCGAAGGCGGTGCGGGAGGTTGGCCAGCTTCCACCAGCGGGCGTTCACAGGCCACCCCAGCAGGCGTGGACCTTGACCGTCAGTTTCTCCAGCGCCTCGGCCGTCGTCGCTCCGACCGCCCCGATGGTGGCATCGGACCGGAGGAGGCGCAGCTGCACTTCGCCCGTCGGGAAGACGGAGCGCTCATAGGTGCAGGCGTACTGCGCGCAGAGGGCGTCGAGCGCGTGCGGCTCGGGCACCTGACGCGGCGCCTTCGTCCCAAACATGAATCGCAGGATGCGATCAACCAAGCTCATGTGCAGTCCCACGCCCGAAGGCTCTTGTTTACGCGAGAGTTTGGATCGTTCCGTGTCTTCTCGCTGGTCAGTTTGGCGCGGAGCCCCTCCATCCGCCTACAGAAGGCAATCCGCCGTTTCGCCGCTTTGGGTGACCGCTTCGCTTCGGCCTGTTTCACGGGCGGCTTGATGTCCCGCCCTTCGGCCCGGAGGCTGGCCCGACCCTTTGCGTTGAGGCCGCCCTCAGGGTTCTTTCCCTCGGCGCGCTGCCAGGCCGGGGACTTCGCCATCAGTCCTCGTCCTCGTCCTCGTCCTCGTACTCCGACTCGTCCTTCT